GAAATTCGTTATGCTCGAACCGAAGCTCGTGCTTGGGATGCTGTTCGTGACGCAGCTGTCAGGGCCCGTGACGAAGGTTACGGCCGAGGCAGTACGCAGTATAGAGCTGCTGTGCGTGAAGCGATCCGTCCCTTTAAGGCGAAAGGCAGCAGATTTGAAGGCGCTGGTTTAATCATCGTCGATGATTTAAACTTCCGGGGCAGTGCGAGCCTGCCCGAAATAAGCTCGCCCGACTGTGTGAAGACGAAGATGAGAACCACCGAACTTTTAGTACCGGAGAAGAAGACTATTATCTCGGAAACCCAGCAGAATACTATTTTGCTGACGAAATTGTCATTAGTAACCAAGGAGTCGCCTTTTGTGGCACAGCCAAACCAAGACTTAACCGTCGACGTCAAGCTGAACCAGTTGCCATCGCAGGAGAAGAAGAAGAAGAAGAAGTCAAAGAAGAAGAGCGTAAGCTCCTCTCTGACTACTACTACTCCCTCAACTCTAGCGAAAGCACCGAGCGAGTCTTTGAGTACTATCAAGCAAGAGTAAGTATGGGTACCCGGGGTTATGGAGAAGAACTACTTCCCTGGAATAAAAGTGGTTTGTTTGAATTTGTTAGTGATAGATATTTTGTTAATACTGAAGCGTTTTTAGAATTTTTCACCTCAAAAGGTGACGTTAGAGAAGATGTATTTAATGCCTTGATGGAAAAGAATCGCCCTTCGAAGAGTCCTGGAGCCCCTATGAATTATTTAGTTAGTTCTAATGAGGGATTGTCCAAGTATTTCGTCGAGCTTTACACTGTCCTCAATGACCGAATGAAGAGGTTGTGTATCTTAGGAAAGATGATTCTCAGTGAGCCTGAGAAGTTCTTGTACTTAGATCGTCAGTCCTCTATTCAGATGCAAGTCGATTTGATTCGACTTGGTTTCACCGATCCTGTGTTAGTTGGTTTTAAAGGAGAACCCCGTAAGAAAGGAAAGATGCCTCGTTTGGTGTCTCAAGTATCCGTCATTACCAACATGATACAGCGTTTAATTATCGGTGATCATCTCATTGAGGAACAGACCAAGAAAGGTATTCCTACAGCTGTTTCACTCGACATTGTGACCCAAGAAGTTACACGAGAGTTTTATGACGAGCTTGTTAAAGTCGTCAGCCAGACCCCTACGGGTAAGGTTTACTCTAGTGACATTCAAGGTTATGAATGGTCAGTGACTCGACGTTATGCCTTTGAAGAAGCTTGTAAGTTAAGTTGGTGCATGGGTCTTTCCGATCGAAATATGGAGCCTAAGACGGGTAAAGAAAATCATCTTTATTGTGTTTGGGCCATGATGTATTGTTCGGTTTATAGACTAGTGCAACTACCGGAAGGTAAATTAGTAGCGCCGCCCCCTGGGCAGCGCTCCTCCGGTGAACTTCAAACCTATTCTGGGAATTCCTTTACGAGGGCTAATCTCAGTAACGACATTTCTCTAGAAAAGTATGGATTGCCCGTGAGCTATGTGCGAACTGCCGGTGACGACAGCATCGACACTAATGAGCCTTGCGCGGCCTTGTACCTGAAGAGAGGTTTTGTCATCACTGATGAAGTGGAGCAGGAGACCGAATTCAATTTTTGCAGTACGACTTATAAGTCGACTGGCTCTTATCAAGACAACATAGACAAG